TCTAAGGCTACTTATAACAGCTTCCCAGCGCTCTTCTGCAATTTCTCTGCCTGCCCCTCTGTTAATCTTATTGTTTAACTCTTTAGCAGTCATATCTTCCGCCGCTGTATCGTCTAGCCCTACATACTCTAAGTAGGCCAAAGCAGCAGGCAATGCATATGCAGGATCATTTATCAACTCAGGATTGGCTACTAGGTCTACGTCTATACCTTTACTCTTTAGTACATCTTCAACCGCCTTGTATGTAGATTTGCCCGTTATCTGTATTAGACCTCTACCTTTGTAGGCTGCACCTCCATCATACTTTTCTTCCATCATTGCCTCGCCAAGTAGTTGCATGTCTTCTTGGCTTGCTGTTCTTTGACCTTTAGGAAGATTGTTATCGTAGTCATACTGTAGGCGATCTGCTACATCCGCAGGAAGAGTGGCTAAAACATTATCTACGCCGCTCCATACAGCTTTAGCAGCCTTCAAGGAATACGTGTTGTCCTCTGTTACGGGCCCACTACCACCTGTTTCAATCTCTATAGCGCCTTTAAGTACACTTTGTTTCGTAGGGTCTTTAACAGATGCTGCTATAGAATTAGAAAGTTCGCTATTTGAAAACTCCCCTGTTGAATCTGTGATGCTATTAATTTGAGAGCGAGTTATCTCACCTACATTAGACAAGGCTGTACGCTCTTCTTCAGTGAGCTGTCTAGAAGGCATGTTTATTTTCTGACCAGGACGGATCATGTCAGGATTAGCTATCTGAGGATTAGCATCTATGACAGCCTGTAAGGGTAGATCAACAGAAGCGGCAATGGCTGTGAGTGTATCACCAGCCTTAGTGATAACGTCAGGTAGTTCCTCTACAGTGATAGGCTCAGGCTGTAGCGCACCTTGGAGTACAGACATATCAATGTTTGGCTCCGGTTCTTCTGCTGTTGGGATACCTTGGTATGTTTGCCGTTGAGTATCATCTATACCTAGAGCCTCTTTTAGCGCGTCTTCAACAGCAGTATTGCCTAGATAGGTTTCAATCTCTTCTGTAGGATCTGGTACGTATGGTTTAAACATATCGCTGTCATACAAGGATGATGCCATAGTGTCTCTAAAGCGATCCATTGGATTTCTAGCCGGTGGGAGCGTAGCCCCTGCAGCTTCAAACTTAGCAGCTATGGCAGTAGGTGTGTATCCATTGTCGTCATCTGAGGATGTGGCAGTAGCAGCAAAACTCTGCTTGGCTTTAGCTGTACCAGCATTCTTTGTAGGGGCATACTTTGAACCCGCATACATATCGGCATCTCTGTTGCGACCACGGCTAGAAGAGGCTGACATTAAACCTGAGCTACCACTACTATAGTCCTGACCCGATGCAGCAGAAATACCTGCTATACTGGATGTGTCTGTATAGGAGGTTACGCCTGATGTGTTATATGATGCCATAGTTAAAATCCTATTACTATTTGAAGAACTTGTCAGCGGCGTTAACGGCGAGGCGAGTGAGGAACTTACCAGATGCAACACTGAAACTATCAGTATCATCACTGTCAGCAGAGTCTGCTCGAATCTTCTCAATAGCAATACTACCATCTCTATCTGCCTGATTCTCTGCAGACTGCCACGCCCATGCAAGCAAGTCACGCTCTCGCTGTACAACGTTGTTGTATGCTGTCATTGTTAAATTATTAGCGGCTAATACAGAGTCACGATTGGCTTGGTTCTGCGCAGCGTTATCTGTAGTCGTAATAGTCTGGAACCACTGTGCGTTAGCCTGTGCAATTACAAGATGGCTTTGTGCATTAAACTGGTCACGTGCATTCTTCTGTGCTGTATTGAACTGTGCCAGTGCGTTAGTCTCGCCTGTGTTAAAGCGTGACATAGCATTTGACTGTTCTGCATTGAAGCGAGCGATCTGTGAAGAGAGTGTCTCAAAGAATTGGTTAGTCTGGTTCTCGCTTGTAGCGTTAAACTGTTTAGCAGCGTTCTCAGCAGCTTGGTCAGACAACATAGCGTTAACCATCTCTTGAGCTTTCATTACAGATGTCTGTTGCTCATTGTCTAGGTTCTTCATGTCCATATTGAGGAATGCGTTAGCTGCCTGTACCGCTGCCTGTTGACGGTTGTTTAGGTTAGCTATATCCACCTGTGACATAGCTGCTGCATCAGACATAATCTTAGCGTTCTTAGCGTTAAGGTTTGTGATGTCTACAGTCTGTGCCATCTGAGCATTCTCAAGGGCAATCTGTACATCCGCTGTGAAGTTCATGTTAGCAATGTCAGAGATCTTAGCAGCGTTACTAACACGAGCTTGGAACTCTTGTGTAAACTCTAAGTTAAGGAACTCAGCACGTTTCTCAGCAGCAAACATAGCAGCCTGTTGCCTGTTGCTCATGCTCTCTAACTCAAACGTAGCAGAGGTCTGTGCATCTTGAACAGCGATAGGCATAGCTGATTCCATGGCAGCTTGGATAGCAGCCTGTCCAGCCATAGAAGAGGCAGACAACCCACGTGCAGCCATCTGTGCAGCTGCAGCCCTCATAGCACCCGCAGCCCATGCAGGAGGTTCACTACCCTCAAACTGTTCCATCAAACCTGTAAGCTGACCTTGTACAGTAGCGTCACTGGATGGTGCGCCAGTAGCAGCTTCAAAGTTAGTCTCTTTCTTGACACGCCCCATGTCAACAGTAGAGCCTTCAATCATCTCTCCTGCTTCTACTTTACGTGGTGCAGGTGCTACAACTTTACGAGCCTCTGCGATCTGTTCTACTGTAAGACCTAAGGCAGCAAGATCATCAGGCTTCATAGTAGCCGCATCTGCTAACGCTTCGTCACTAGGCTTACCTGTAGCTGCGCTGATCTTATCTAAGGTAGACTGAACATCATCTGATACAGTAGTTGCATCAACGGTAGAGGCTGTCATATCTGCAGGGCCAGTTACAGGGGTAGCTGACGTAGCTGTAGTACCCGTAGCAGTATCTGCTGTACCTGCATCACCTGTACCTGCAGCAATAGTACCTTCTGTTTTCTCTACGTCTGTAACTGTCTCAACATCTGCAGTCTTAACCATACCTGTGGGATCTAACAGAGCTTCTGCAGTTTTAGCATCACCTTTAGTAACTTCAGCTAGGTTAGCACGAGCGCTTGATTCTGCAGCCTGTGAGCGTGTAAGCTCTATCTGTGCATCTTCCATAGCTTTCTTAAGAGCTTCATCCTCTGGGTTTTGTGCGGCTGCTTGCTGTGCTGCACTATAGGCATTACGCTTATCAACCACGCCTGATGCAGCTGTGTCGTAGTCCGTTAGTACAGGGTTGGTGGGTAAACCACCCTCTGCCGTACCTGCGTCACCACCTTCAGCATAACCCCCACGATGCATACCAATTGTGTGTGAGTGTGGTGCTACTTGCTGTGGTTGCTGTGGTTGCTGTGCGGGTGGCGATTGGGGAGGGCCACCTTCTAAAGGCATTGGGAAAGGTAGTGATTCACGAGGCACGGGTGTAGGCAGTGAATCACGAGCTAACAAGTCCCTGAGGTTTCCAAAGGGTCGTGCTAGAGTTTCTGGAACTGTCGTAGGAACACCTGGTGAAAGCTGATTACCACTGATAGGAGGTGCCACCATGGTGTTACCTATTGTATTCATATTATTGTAATTAAAAGCCTGCCGCTGCCCAGCTGAAAGAAAGCCTCTTTTCTGTGCTGCTAGACGGTCTTCTAAGCTAACAGCCATGCCCCCCTCTGCCATACCGATAACACCTTCAATACGTTGCCTTGCAGCAAGGGTATAGCGCCCCATCTTAGCTGCAGCATTAGGGTTAGCTGCTAGAAAATTGTTAATGGACTTCTGGTCCATGGAACCAGTATAGCCTAGCGCAGGGAGAATCTTCTTCTCCATGGCTTCTCTTTTAAACCCTGCAAACTTCTTAGCCATAATTACTTATTCCCTAACTGCATCCATACTGCACCAGCTATGAATGTTATAATTGCGATTGTTGTTACCTTTACAAATGTTGACCAGATACCTTTACGTGTATCTCGCCATACGTCTAATAGATCTCGCATTTCGTTGATATCTTTGGCTGCACTTTCATCATGCAAACCTATAGCAGACAAAGCTTGCTTGGCTCCACGCCTTGCTGCTCTGTCTAGCATAGCTTCTAACTCTTCTGGTGTCAAGGCTATAGGGTTCATCTAAGCTCTGCCCAAATAATCAATGAGCCACCTGTTGCTCTGTAATAGTGATCATCAGGAACAATTACCTGCGAGGACTTCTGGTCTCCAATGTTACCGAAGCCAGCCAATGCGCCAACAGATACCCAAGTAGAGTTGTCAGTAGACACTTGAAAGTCAGTTCTACTAACGGCCTGGGTGCAGATGGATACCATGATCGGTCTTCCTGTTGTGTTTTGGTAGGAAGTACCCACAGACCTTGAGCCAGCCATATTCTGCCAAGTTTGACCTACACCAATAGGCTCTTCTGTTAAGGCATCAATAGCAGCTTTAACCTTAGCAGGGGACACAAGGCCCTCAGTAGTGCTTGTACCCGTTTCCCATGTGGCTTGTGTCTGAGCAGGCGCATTAGACAGATTACCAGAGGTATCTAGCTCCATCTTGTTTGTGCCGCCTGTAGCAAAGTACAGAGTACCCCCACTCTCAGTTATAGTCCAGTCACCTAGATCTACAGTAGTAGCGTTTACTGTGCCAACAACAGTCAGGTCTGTACCAGAGAAGGTGGAGTTTAGAGTTGTACTGCCATTACCTGTCCAAACCTTAACAGAACCAGCAACACCATTAATATCAGCACCTGCCATTAAATCTAGGTCTTTGAACTTACCTAGCTCTACTTTATCAGCATGACCATCAGCGGAATAATTAGAGAAGAAAGTCCCGTTCCTTGCTGTTGCTAGTAGTAGCTTACCATCTTGGTTGTTTGCACTATTAGTTGCTATGTGACCTTCTATAGAAACAAAAGTTTCCATATCACCTGCACTGTCAATACCATCAAACTCTATAAAGCCAATCTTTTCACCACTTGCAGTAAAGGGATCTCTTCTTGTTAGCTTTAGCTGTACTACAGACTGATCCGCACCAGAGGAAGCAGCATTATTAGTAGAATAATAACCACCTTGAAACTCAAACTTAGCAACCTTTTCATAAATGTCTGCGACAAATAGCATCTTACCAGAGCTAGACCTTAAACTTAGTTTATTGGCGGTAATCATTGATGAAGTATAGTCTCCATCTGCAAAAGTGTTTGTAAAAACAGGGTTAAAGGATATAGATGTGCTATCCTTTGTTATAGTAGTGCTGCCTGTGGTAGTTATATTACCTGTTAATGCTGTTGCAGTAGTAGCATTACCTGTAAGAGCACCCTCAAATGTACCCGCTACAAATGTCTCACTACCTACAGTCCACTTATCATCTGTCTCATTCCACACAAGCGTTTTATTATCTTCTGTGCCACGCTCAATTTCAATACCACCGTTCTGTGTAGGTTCACCTGTCTCGTTAGAGTTGAGAACAATTTGATTATCTGCAAGGTTGAGTGTTTCAGTATTTACTGTGGTAGTTGTACCTGATACAGTCAGATCACCTGATACAGTAAGGTCATTAAACGTAACATCTGATGTAGTACCTACAGCCTGACCAATAGCTACTACACCATCTGTAATACTTACGCCTGTACCACCACTAAAGTGACCACGTGTCTCAGTAGCGCTTGGGCCTGTGTAGGTAATAGCACCAGCAGAATATGTTAGGCTACCGTCACCACCAGAGTCAGTAACACTGATAGCAGCCTTAGCAGCTGCAGTAGCACGAACCGTTGTGTAGTATAAGTTAGTGCTACCTTCTGCTACGGTATCTGTATCACCCTGAGTAAAGCTCATTACACCTGTTGCAGGTGCATAGCTTAAATTTCCTACAGCAGTAATAGCACTACGTGCTCTTGCGTCTGTGTAGTATAGGTTAGTACCTTCTGCAATATCGTCTGTGTCATGGTTTGATACGTCTGATACTGTACCTGTGACGTTACCTGTGACGTTACCTGTGACATTACCAGTCACGTTACCTGTGACACCGCCAGTAGCAGTGATTATACCCGTAACACCCAGAGTACCACCAATAGTGCTATTAGCTGATACTGTTAAAGCATCTGTGTCTACAGTACCATCAAACCAAGCGTTCTTGAATTGTACCGATGCTGTACCTAAGTCCAGTGTGTTAGCAGTCTTAGGAGTAAGTGCTGTACCTGAAACAACTAGGTCTTGCGCTGGGCCTACCTTAGTAATGGGCGCACCTTCACCTGCAGTACCATCATGAGCATGACCAGTAGATGCGTTAAACCCTGCCTCAATGGCATTGTACTCAGCATCAAAGTCATCTGCATCAATGACGTTACCGTTAGCAATGTTGTTTGCTGTATCTTGACGTGTATAACCTGCCATGTTTTAGTCCTTACTGTCTATCGTTCTGTCTAAACTCTAGCAGGGCTGTGTCTAGAGTGAATGTAGGGTTTGTAGAGTTGTCTTCAATGCGGATAGCTATAGTCTTACCTGATCCGATAATGTTGGTGTTGTAGACCTTATCTAGCTCACCGCCATAGGTAGCGGTGTTAAACACAGAGGTAGACTCCCCAAAGATAAATACAGAAGTACCTGTACTTTCTATACTCTGAGTAGATGGCTGTATAACACCTGTGTTAGTAGATGTACCAAAGTCATACTTGACGTTAAGATCCAGAGACATGCTACCAGTAGGCTCTGCGTACAATGTCATCTTGTAGAATGACTTACGCATTTGAGGATCAGATAGAGGCATATAAGGAGACTCATAGATAGCCTCAATAGGTAGACCATCAAAGCTTGAACCTGTGTCTAACTCATACACGTAGCCATCTGTATTAGCAAAGGCAATAGTCTCAGCTGTATCTGTGTATCTACTGTCTGCTACAAAGGCTTTGATACCATATGTGGTAGACCAGCTAATACCAGAAGCACCCTGTGATACAAACTTGGTAGCGATTAACCCTTTAGCTGCTGAAGCCTGTTCTGACTCAATATAAGCAAAGATACGATACTGTGCTTTCTCTCGCATAAGTACGGAGCAGAAGTTAGGTGTGCTACCAAGAAAAGTAGTAGCATCCTTAGCAATAGGATCAGATGCAATGTCCAACCCAAAGTCACCGATACGGTCAGTAGCACTCAGAAGGCGGATACCATCAGGAGCAAGGTACATAATGTCACCGCCGACTTCCTGAATA